TTACAACAGCGATCACTTGGTCGTCACTGGCTATAAGCGGTGCATACCTTATAAGTATGTCACCTATCGTGTCACACGGCTAAGCATCAACTCACTTTACTCGATTGTTTATTTACAACCAATTAGCGTAGTCCGCGGGTTCACTAATGTGCTCGCATATAGAATGGCTACAAGCAATTTTCATAGTTTAGATTATTTCAGCCCAGTTAAGGGCCGATTTACAATTATCAACGCTATTAGTGATAGTAAACATGTAACTAGCATAGCAGATGTGAATACCTTCGCCGAAGCAACCATTGAAACTGACCAATTGGATTCTCTGATAAGCCAGCGTTCGGTTGTTAAAGTAGATATAACAACAGCACAAGTGATGAAACGTACATCACTTTCTGAAGGTAAGGCATCCATAGTATTGACTTATATACGTAGTGTTTCAGAAAAACCACCAGCATATGTCTTCCCAGTTGAGTTGGCAACAATCAGGTATCAATACCATGATACTGAGAACCAAATAGACGAAGCAGCCAAACCATCATTGATTGCGTTTATGACGCCCTTTATGCATGGTGCATACGCTCCTGATGTCTGTGCAGGAAACGACCAACAATGTGTGGAAGGCAGAATCATCAAGGTTAGATCCACTGTCAATATCACACCTCTCCATTTACAATATGTTAGAGAATATATAGATTTGCTAGTACCCGAAAAGCATATATTAATGCCTGTCTCCTTAGAAGACGTGTCACTGCGTCAGGCCAAGGCAACCCAGAAGAACATAGAGGAAGGTTGTAACTGGTCTATGCAATATGACTCAATAGTATCTGGCTTTATGAAGAAAGAAGCCTCTCAGAATGGACCTGGTGATCCAAGAAACATAACTATAATCCAGGGGCCGCTTAAGTACAGATACGCCACATTAATGTACCCAGTAATGGATTGGCTAAAGGGTCAACACTTCTATGCCTTCGGAAAGACGCCCAAAGAAATCGCTGCGTTAATCGCCGAAATCTGTGTAAAAGCAGAATTCGGAGTTCAAACCAGTGATATGTCACGCTTCGACGGACACGTCAATAATTTCCTTAGATACTTAGAACTTGAACTTCTTTTAGCACTTCTCCCAGAAGAATACCATGAAGAAATTAGAGAACTACACGGAGCTCAATATAATAACGTCGGTTACAC